ATAGCTGTAGAGGATGTCTACCAGAAGATTAAAAGCCTTTTCAAGAGAGTCTTCACCCTCGCAAGTGCCAGACTCCTCAGAGTTCTCAATCAGAGCCATCAGCTCAGAGTTCTTGCACTGAGTAAAGTTCTTACCATAGACATGGATGCAAGCATCCTTGAGGCCTCGCTCCTCAATGGCATCATAAAGAGCCTGACGAGTTTCAAATGCGGTGACACCACTACGAATCTTCTTGTTAGGAGTGGTCAACATAAACACAAGTTCGTTGGTAGTAACACCACGATAAGGCACATCGTGAGGAAGAACTGCATCATCAGTAAGCAGCTCAGTGTGAGACAGACCTTCATAGAAGGTCATATCAGAATAATTAATACCTGCCTGATTCAAGGCAACTTTGAGTTCACGAAGAGTCGTGGCATCAGTGTTAACAACATACTTGTTCTGATTCTGGGTAGAAACGATAGTAATATTACGTGCTTCCATTTGTTTGTTGATTTTTTGTATTATTAAAAAGGTTGAGAATAATCTCTTTGAATTTATTTTTGTCTTGTAGAGTGTGATATAAGTCTGATACATCTTTACCACCCTCAAATTTTGGTAATACAATATTTGTGAATCCTGTTTGCTTACTTAATTTCTCTCCATCAATTAACCCCGTCTTATCACAGTCAAACAGTACATAGATATCTTTATATCTTCTCTTTAATTCACAGATTGCAGTATTACTCATTGTATAGCCTTCACCTTGAGTAGCAAGACAGGGAATACCAGTATTTGACCATAAGCAAAGTGCATCTTTTAATGAGGAACATATACATAATCTTTCTCCCTCTGTTGGAACCTTAGTCCATAAACTGATAACAGAACTATCAGTACTTGTGCACCACTTAAATCCATTTTTATTAAATGGTTGATAAATCTTAATACTAATATTACCTTCCTTTCTTTCTATATAGGCATAGGCATATTTATCAGCTCCAAAAGTGTATCTTTTACCTTCCTTGATAATAAATTTATGAGAAATAGGATATACATCCGCATACTTTAACCAGTCTATAGTTATTCCATAAGAGTTCCAGTATTCTTCATCATACTTTCTCCAATCTCTGATTTTTATTTCTATTTTAGGATGTGACTTCTTCTTAATAGACAATTTAGTACGGCCATTTTCTATTTTAGCCGTAACTTTTTCATCATATCTATTATCTATGAAATCATTTTCTATTTTCTCAAGTACTTCATTATAAGATAAATGCCACAGTTGAGAGAGAAGGTCAAACAACCCTCCTCTCTCTCCTGTAGCAAAATCTGTATAACGAACTTTAGAACCATCAAAGGTATATAGTCCAAAAGAAGGCTTATTATCAAGTCTTAGTGGTGAATTAATCACACAAGGCAGTTCACTTATATCTAAATAATGAGCAGCTATACCTGTCTCATCAATCTGCTCTAGTATCTCATCAAGACTAATAGAACTTCTTCCAGAACTGAATGACATATTATTTACTAAAACCAGCCAGCAGGTGCTCCGGTTCCGCTAGGCATATCTTCAACAGGAGTAGCATTGACCACATACTCCTTAATATTAACGGCCTCAAACTCAGTGGTAGGATAAGCTCCTGCAGCTTTGCGCTCCTGAAGGTCTTTGTCAAGTTTACTGAAATCAGTGGTACCATTACGCAAGACCATCTGAGTATAGGCAGCCTGGTACTGCTTACCATCATCAGTAGTGCGTACACCAAACAACACTTTCACCTTGTTGTTAGGCTGATAAGACATAATTTCTTTAAGCTCCCCAAAGTCACCAGCGAAGAATTTATCAATACCATCCAAGCGAGCTTCGCTCTCACTGGGGTTATCAACAAGAATCCACTTGCCATCAACATATTTCTGAACACTAGGAATGTTCAGATATACTTTGATAAAGTTGGTGAGGTCCTCTTCACCAACATAGCAAGGACGATAGTCCTTATCAAGGTTAGCAGGGCCATTGGCATACATAGGAACTTCGTGAGCATTAGCCTGCTCCTTAGTCACCCAAGCAGTACGGCCATACTTATCAATAACCTGCACCTTGGATTTATCACGATTGAAGCGATATTCCTTACGCACAAAATAAGACACTTTAGTAGTCATTTCAATGCCATCGCAGCGTTCAGCATCAGTCTTGACTACAAAGTCAATACGGGCATAGGGAACATTCTTACCCTCAACTTCCTGAGTACCAGTATATTCAGGTGCTTTATCCAAAGTGATATTGTAAATAGCTTCAAGTTCACTCTTGGAAGGATTAGTTGCAACTACTTTAACAGGAGCTACACCAATATATCGTTTAATGCTTCCACCTTCAGAAGATTCCTTACCAGTGGAAAATGCCATAAAAGAAAAATTCCTATTCATTAAAGAACCTCCTCAACATTTTCATTTACTTCTTCATTCTCAGGAAGATTTCCTTCATAAGCAATGCACTGCTCAGAGGTCCAACCACCAGTCATAGCTTTAATAGGGGACTCCCAAGCATCAATCTGGTTGTTAATGCTAACTAACTCAGCCGCAAGTTCACGCATCTGAGCATTAATTTTCTCTCGTTTGGACACCAGTTTCTTGGTGTTCTGGGCAGTACGCTTGACTGCTGCCATCTGAAATCGGTTTAAAATCATAATTTAAAAAACTGTAATTGTGTTGTTGTTTTTGTCTGTAACAGTATTAATTTCTAATACATTTTTAAGTTCCTCAATTGTTGGTTTAAGTATAAATGTCATTATCATATGGTTATTAGCAACAGTATTTATAAGATAATCTTTATTATGAGGATTCTTAATATCACATAAGAAATTAAATAATGTTATAGCAGTATTTATATCTTTATTCTTAATAAATTTATTAATGGTTGATACAACCTCTTCTCTTTCAGCCATAATACTCATTCATAGCCTTGACTACTGCTCCCAAATCATTAGGGATAAAGTCTTCGGTGAACATTTCGTCAGGAGTCTTTGCAGGAATCTGAACAGTTCCTTCCATAGTTGCATGAGTATAGAATCCATAAGTAGGATTACCCTTCTCATCAAACTTAATGGCTGAATAAAGTACCATAGGAACTACCTCAACAGGATTATACTGACTATCAAGTAACTGTCCAATTGTACTAACCTTATATCCCACAGTAGTTTTCTCACTCTGAACATCTTCACTATGAAGAATCATAAAGACATTAATATCATCCCTCATTTGTTCACAAGTAGAGATAATCTGCTGGAAATGCTGAGCAAGTTCAGTATATTTTGTATATCCTGCTTCCTTTGCTCTCTTGAAGTACTCCTTTCTCATAATATAAATACAATCATCAAGGATTATATTCTTAACATGAGGCTGTTTATCACAGGCTTGAAGCAAGTTAATCATCTGAAGGTGGTCTTCCACCCTAAAGAGATTCTTTTTGTCTGTATTATACAAACTTCCACTACCCTTAAATGGCAACTTCTTGCCAAGTACATTTACAATAACTGTCTCTTCTGGATTTAAAGTTTTGATACTAGTAGATTTACCAGTACCACTTTTACCCAAAATCATCACAACATTTGCCATATATCTTTTATTTTATTAATCATATATCTAAAGAAGATTTTATCTTGCTTTGGTTTAAGAGATTCCATATACTTATATACCTCCTCTAGTGCTTTCTTATCATCAGCAGGAGGTAACTCCTTGAATGTACAAGTTGCACCGTCAAAATATAATGCTACAATACCACCCATTTCTCCGTCTCTGTTCACACACATTTCTAGGAACCTAATGTTATCCTTAAACTTTGTAATATCGTAGCCAAGATACTCTCTTAACCCAAACTTAAATGGACTGAATAAGCCCATTAATACATTGACATCTCTCTGAACATACTTACTATCACTCAGTCCAGCACCTGATGGCCTAATCCTATTTAGTTTAAAACTATCATTACTCTCATTTTCAGTAGATTGCTGCTGAATAACTATAGGAGTAAAATTATATCTATTTCTAAGATACTTTGCAAGATACTCACTTAGTTTATCAATTGCCTCTTTCTTACTTAACCCTCTCTCTTGGTCAATCAGACTGATATGGTCAACTACTACAATTCTATACTCAAATGGGTCATTAGCCTCATATCTATCAAATACATCATCATCATTAAATGATACTGATTTTTTATAGACAGTGCCATTGGCCTCAGCATATTTTTTACATTCGTAATAAATACCAGTTGGGTTAGCTGTGGGGCTGAATATAACACATTTCTCAAAGAAATCAATATAGTTTACATATTGTTCAGACTCTAATTTATCTAGTACCTCAACAGGTACTGGCATATCATTTCTACTACTTCTTAGATTTGAGGGAGAAATTCTAATTCTATCTAACCTATAAAGTAGCCAGCTCTGAAACCTATTAAGAATCTTCTCATCTGTTTCTTCAAGATTGAAATAAAATATCTTCAATCTCATTATATCTTGATGAGAATATGCAAACATAAGAGCCTCAAAGAGCAAATTAAGAACAAACTGTGTTTTTCCCGTACTAACTACATATTTCTATGCATAAAGCTCCCATAAAGGGAGCTTTATTTTGTAGTCTGGACTATGTCTTCATCCTATTGGGATGCACCTGTATCTAGTCTCTTGGGCTGAGTCATTAGCTCTTTGCCTCGTCAAGTTGGCCTGCCCCTTTCGGGGTTTAGCTTCCGACGATATCCAGGTGTTATCATATAATTAATTACTTAATTACACGGCAGTGTTCTATATATCATGTATTTTCGTTTATATTTCAGGTTTTTACCTATATATTGTCTTATATTCTTTTCACTTGTTCCTAAGAAATTGGCAACTCCCTCAACCCCTAATACTACTATTTCTTCCTCTTCTGATTTAATAGTATAAGAGAGTTTTTTGCCTACCTTAGGGTTCTTTCTCCAACTAGGTACTTTTTCTAATTTTTCTAGATAGAATAGCTTGTCATGTACTCTATGATAAGGATTCTCTTTGCCTAAGCAAGCATTTCTAACTGCTCCACTATTTTTCCCAAATTCTGCAATAGCAGCCTCTTTCATAGAATTATATTCCTTAATAAAATTTCCATCTAAATCATATACATATACTTTTATATGTTTAAAGGAGGGCTTTAATAATCCTTCTGCATATAACCTTTTCCTAGTTTGAGACTGTTTTTCTCTACTTTCTTTGCTACAAGGAGGTCTCTGAGTCTCTAAATTAATATTATACTCAGGCTTCATTGTATCTATATAAGACTGTTCTTTTTCTAATAGCAAGCTTTCGTCACAGCGTTCCATAACATAGAAATCAAAGTTTTGCTCTCCATATTTATTCCATGCAGATTGCAAATGTACATTATCATGTCTTCTCTTCCTTAAAAGGGCCCTGTGATTCCACAGTCTTTGTCTAATATTTTTAGAGCTTCCTATGTATCGTTTGCTATTCTTTAAATTAATTATACAGTAAATTCCTGAAACTTTTAAATCTTGTGTAATTTTTCTCATAACTTATTTGTATTTTATGCAAATATAAATAAGTTATTATTATATTACAACATCATAAACAAAATATTTAGATTATATAGAGGTTTACCCTTAGTATAGCTGGTTATACCATAATAAGTTCCTTGCTCTAGACCTATGAAATCATTAGAGAACCTAACAAAAGGAGATGGAATACTATTGATTTTACCATCAATAAGATTCTGTCTCCTCTTTCTTAGGTTATCCATAGTTCTCTCTCTAAGATTCATCTTACCTCATTTAGCCAATCGTCATTATTTACTTCGGTGTCATTCTCTAACCAAGTTGCTAGTTCTGAGATATCTTCAATATATCCATTTCCTTCCTCATCTATTTTCTTTTCAGACTTAAGAATGAAATACTTTAGAATTCTCATAAAAGTATAATCCCCATTGAAATGTGAGATATATCTTCTTGTAGCATCTATGATTTGCTCATCTGCCCACTTGTTACCGTAAAGTTTAAAAAATTTCTGTAACCGCAATGTAATCTCTCTAATATTACCTCTCCATGCAGCATTACCGCTCTTAATTCCTTTAGGAAACAGCTGCCTTAATTGTTCAGCAAGGGCAGCACACCGTTCTTTATTTGGCACAATAATATCTGACTCTAAAAGAACTGATTCTACCTCATCATTCCATCTAGGTGTAGGGTAGGG